AGTTTTGCAAATTGATCTTTATTATTAACATTTAAACCATATTTATACGCCCATTGATCCCATGTCATACCATTGACTAGAGCAGTTGATTTGGACTTGGCTTGATCCCAAGCATTAGCGACATTTGTTTTTTGGGTTGTATACAGACTTGTTTTTGCGTCGTTTCCAGTGGGGTCAAAATAGAAACTTGAATCAAAGTAACCCTTGCTTTGAGCGGCTAACTGGCCCAAAAAAGAGTCTGCTTTTTGCATACCCAGCTCTTTAAGCTTGTTGCTTACTGTTTGCGTTTGCAGGATGTTTTGTTCACCATCCTGTACGTCCATATAACTGATAAACTCTGACATTGATTTAGAGTTATCAAAGCGTGGTTTTAAATAATCATCAACAAAAGTTTTAGCAAATTCTTTATCAATTGCATATTTTTTTTCTGCATCATTTGGATCTGTAATTTCAGTTAAGTTTTCATATTTACTGGCTAGACTTTCATCAAACCATTTTTGCCAGTTGTAAGAGACTGAATCTTTTGTCCCTAGTAGTGATTGAATACCTTCTTCCAGCCCCTTTGCTGTTTCTCCTTGACCAGCCAGTGTTAACATACCCCCAATGCCAGTATCACCTAACAAAGAATTAGATAATGTGGATTTAAAATTCATAATCTCATCAAAGCCAGGCATTCCGGCAAACATGTCATATTTACTTTCTTGTTGACGCGCTTTATTGACTTCCGCTACTGTGTTCTTCAATACATCTTGAAGTAAATAGTTAAATTTATTTTGGTTTTCTTGGTTAACAATTTGTTCAATTGTTGCGTCAATGGGAGCCTTGCCTACCGTGGATCCTATTCCTAAAATGGTATCCCTAAATGCTTGTTTTTCAGCATCAGTAAGCCCTTGCCTTGTTTCTTCATACGTGCTCGCTGCGGATGCTGCTTCCTCAGCGTTACCCCTAAGCCCACTCGCTTTGCCTGTAGTTGAATAGTGCTGATGAAGAAACGTATTTTGATCATACCTTTTTGTAATGTCTACATCAGGTAAAGTAATTCCTCCAAAGGTAACTCCAGTTGCTGCACTTGACCATTGATTTAAAAGGGCAGGGTTTTGGCTTGCATAATAAGCGGCGTTAAATGTCCCGGCGGGGGGATTCAAGCCTTGAGTTGTTGCACTCCAGGGGGTGGTTACATTTTTGGAAACATAAAAATCAGTTACTTTATTCAGTTCTCCATTTGGAATCAACGTGCTTAAATTGCTTGCTCCTTGACTTTTCGCAATTGATTCTAGTATTTGTTTGTAGCTACCAGGGGTAGACGTATTGAATGAGTTCGCGAGAGATGTGAATAATGTGTTTTGTGCAGTGTTGTCCCCACTGGTTACTGTGAGCAGCGGAGCGTCTGTCGCTGTTTTACCGATAACAAAAGTTGCAGCGGGCATCAAGAAGCTCTTTTAATTAAACATAGAACGTCAGACAACTCAATTATTTCAGTTGTCATCCAGTTCTTTATTTTACTTAGTTTTTCCTCTGAAAAGAAATTTTGTTTTTTATACCAGGGTTCCATTTCGGTACTTGCTTTATCTTGGTTACACCTCCTACAACAAGGAAGCAGGTTGTGCCTGAAAGAAAAGCCAGACTTAAAACGTGGGATTATGTGATCAAGGCTTGTTGCTATGCCACCACAGTAGCCACATGTATTGTCCCAGGCTTTGTATATGTCATCTCTAAATCGCTTTTTCGCTAGCTTTGGAGTTAATTCAACGAGAAGTGCAAGGGGCTCATGCTCACTCGCAAACATGCTCTTCGGTGCTGTTGCTTTATTTTAAGAGCACCTAGTCAAGATCAAAGCTAAAGGTTTGGTTAAACCGCTTGACACGGGGCTACGGGCATGTAAGGTGCTGTTGTACTGCCACGCAATTCCATGGGTAACAAGTCAGGCTGGGTCACGGCCAACAAAGCATGCGAGCTTCTCCAGCTCGACAAAAAAACACTGTTCCGCATGCGAGACACAGGTATCCTTCACCTGGGACCTCACTACGCAGCTTTTAATGACACGTTCTCGCGTGACTCATATCGTTGGAACGTAGCAAAAGTACGCAAGACTTTGGCTAAGCTAGAGCAAGCGACGCTAGCCGCTGCTTAACTTACCGTCTTCAATGTAGCTACCAGCAGTCGTCATTAAGTTGGCGGCTGTTTTCATATGTTTAAGTGCTGGGCCCCACACCGCTTGCAAAAGCTCCCCAGGCAAGCCCAACGGCTTGTATGGTAGATAGTTCGCCTGATGCGTAGGGAAGGTGTACAACGTCCCCTGGGGTGTACACAATAGGGTTCCCACTAAAAGACACAGGACTGAATCCGAACTGACTACGACTTAACTGCTCTTCAGATGTTACGTACCGTGTTTCAACCACATCACCAAATTCAACTGTCATGTGAAAGAACCATCTTTATTTTGAAGGGAAAAATTCTGTAGTCTAATAAAACTGGTCGGTATGTTCAATAGTTTTTGTAGCATTGGCAACAATTGCGGTGATTGTAAATTCTTTGGTGGCATATCCATATATGACAAACCTTTAACAGAATTCATGTAATCAGTATTTGTTTTGACGTTGGTAACCTCTTTAGTTAACCGTTGCTCCCAGTTTACGATTCCCTCGTCCATATCTACGGGGAGATCCGATGGTTCAGGTAACAAGATACCCTCCTGAAAGCGAAGAGCGTAAATATGCTTGCAATATCGCATCTCGTCTAGCAATGGACTCCAATAGTCACTGAAGGAAATGATTTGGTTGTCTTTAGCTTTGTAGTCAACAAAGGTAGCAGGTCCTTCTGATGCACCTGGAGAACTTGTATTCCTTAAGTAACGGCCGCCAAAGTCACGAAATAAACCTGGGTTATCTACTGATTCAAATGTAAGCGCAAGATCACGATTGTTATTTAATTCTGTGTCAACGTTGTTGTTGACATTACCAAAGGAATCAGTTAAGACTTCATGTCTACCAAACTTTAAACCTGCAGGACGAGTATATGGAAATCTCTTTGTTGTTTGCGCTTCATTTCTTTTACTGAAATCAGCGTAACTACGTCGGCTAAAGTCTTGGCAAGTACATGCGTATCTACTACCAAGAATTAAAAAACGATTAAAGGCTGGTGGGCGAGTAGCTGGAGTTACGAAAACTCCGTCAATTGTAGATTCAAAAGAGCCATTTTTCTGTAGTTTTAAGACGCCGTTGTCTTGATCAATGTCAATTAAAAGAGCTTGAACATATCCATACTTAGTGTCAGTAGCTGGATCTTTTGATGCAGCAGTAATAGGAATACCTTCTACCGTTAATACGCGATCTTCAACTACTTCTCCAATGAGTGGTTTAAGAGCTGGCCCACCGTTAACCCCTGGTATGTACAAAGGGGCTGGTAACGGGTTGATAGAAGACCAATTCCCGGCAAGCTGTACGTACCAGTAGTCGGCATCTTCAGTGTAAGAGTCAACTCTTGCCCTTGTTCCTGTGCTGTCAATTACGTTATCAAAACGAAGTAGAGCACTAACGCGACACCCTGTCCAGTGAATACCAAACTCTCTATTAGAAGTAGGAAATCCTTGTAATACGCCAATAATTACAGGGTCATTACCAGGAGCAGGAGTAGTTCCTTCTGGAACTGGTAAGGTGTAACGAAAGGGAAAATTATATGATTTTTGGATTCCTACTGTAACAGCAATTTCATAACCACGTCTCCAACGTGTCCATGCAGACTCTCGGTCCATGGCAACGATGGAGTTCGGTACTGAACCCCTGGAGAATTCAGTAGTAATACGTTTGATAGCACCAAGTTTGTAATCGGTCTGGTTGTTAAAGGTACCAAATTTACCCCCAACTCTTTGTACCATCTTTAATAGAAACCGCCCTGCGCATAGACATGTGCTCCTGGCAGATAACCAGAGATATTAGGACCATCGGCAAACACACCAACGTATACGCGATCACCACGCTCTAGAAAAATGCCTTTATTGCGTAGTGGTGCTGTTTCACCAAGGCCGGTAGTATTACCTGCACTCATAACAGGAGCAGATAAAGCTGGCATTACATCACTACAATCAACTTGTTGCGTATTGGCCGGAACCTTCTTAGTAAACAACACCTTGTAGTCGCCACTCGCGGGAATTGGTGTAGTGGTACCTCGCGTTTGGTAGAAGACAAAATTTACGGCTGGTTGATTAGCGTAAATTGTTCCACCATAACTGAAGCCAGAGGTAACACCCGTTGAGTAAAGAATAGCTGTGTTGATTCCCGTAAGAGTACCTGATCCTGTGTAGGTGTAAAACCCAGCACCAGCAAAAGGTGCTCCTGCTCCAGTAAGAATACCGGTACTTACGATTTGTGCAATCTGACCGCTAACAAAACTAATGGGAGTACCAGAGGTACCGGAGCTTACCGTGTGATCTACGTCACGGTAATCATCGTTGCGGATAATGGTAATGGAATCAATTACGCCGCCACTATTATTATCTTCACTGAGGTTGGCATCCATGTCCACCAAAATAGCTGGGGCCTGACCACCTTGTACAACCAAAGTATTTGCTGCACCAGCGATTTGAGTAGTTACTCGAACCGAATCAAATAGAGGCCGGTCAATTAGAAGGGGTTGCTTGTTGGTACTAGTACTGGCTATTTGACTAAACACCCTGTCTCTGGTAGATTGACAGGGGCCTCCGAAAACTTCTTTTATTCTAATGGTACAAACAACTTTCCAGTGCTTCCTTTGTGGTGTTTTTTATGAACGCAGTGGCAACACGGCAGCATGGCATAGAAAACGGTTGCGCGACAGAGGATATACGTTTTGCTCAAAAGAATGTGGTTCTTTTAGGCATGGAGGATACAAAAATAAAACAAGTGAGTACGCTTCTTGGAATGCAATGAAAGATCGTTGTAACAATAAAAACTCCACAGCATACGCACGATACGGCGGACGGGGCATTACACACGATCCAGCCTGGGCCGATTTTAAAAAGTTTTTAGAGGATATGGGTCCTAAAGAAAACCCAAAACTAGAACTAGAACGTATTAACAACGATAAAGGTTATTACAAAGCGAATTGCCGCTGGGCTACACACAAAGAACAGACACGTAATCGTGGGGGTAAACGAGCAACACGGCTTTATACTTTCAATAACAAAACCATGTGTATTGCAGACTGGGCAAAAGAAGTGGGCATCAGCCCACAGTCAATGCAAAAAAGACTAAACAAAGGATGGGATTTGGATAGAGCCTTAACCCCACCCCTTAACAATACTTAACTGCCTACCAAGCTTCCCTTCCTATTAAAGCAGGGAAGGGAAGACTAACCCAGGAAGACCACGCGAGAAATCGTCAACAGTAGTGTTGGGATCTGTAGGACCAGATAGTACATTCAAGAGTTCATTGTTCAACAATTTACTGATGGGAGATTGATAGTTAGCATTCTCCAAGAAACTCTTTTGTAACATCTGCTGAAATAAATCCGACTTCTTCGGGTCACTTGTTCCTGCAGTGGTTGCTGCAGATGCAATCTGCCCCTGCCCTGGAAGATCACCAAGAACACGTTGAGCATTTGCGTACAAATCACCACCTTGCTTAAAGCGTGGTAGTGCACCAGCAACTGAAGTCCCAAAGGAATCTTTGGCGTTCAAAGAGACATTCGGATTCCCACCTAAGACAGTTGCATAAGCACGATCAATTCCCATCTCACCTGGCTTAAAGCCACGGTCAAGAAGAAATTGAACAGCTTGTGGCATCTGTTCAGCACGGGTGTATTTACCCATGCGTGAAGGATCCAGGTACTTCTTTTGTTCAGAAGGACCAAATTGAATCATCCCATAGTAGTTGCCGCCAGCACCACCCCGAATATTGGGGTCCATGTTGACGCCTGACTCTAAGGAAAGGAATGCTCCCAGTTCGTATGGATTTAATTTTAGACGTTGAGCAGCATTAAAAATTGCCTGGCGATCAGCCGTAGGTAAAATGCCAATCTTGCTTCCAGACATCGACGGTACCCTATTCTCCTACCCAATTTGAATTTGCCTTAAGACCGGGAACAAACACTGCTTGAAGAGCTACGACTAGACTCAGTTTTGCGGTAAGTCGACGGACAAAATTAGGGCAAAGAATCATTGGTTTTTAGCAACAACACTGGTCTCCGTAGATCTTGTGATCTGTTACCCAGTAGGTGGACTTACACACTAAGGTGCTGCCAAGTGACTCTACTTTAACAAAAGTTTATTTTGCGCCTGCTTGTTTTAGGAGCTGCTCTTGATAAGCCTTGATCATTTCAGGTGTCACATCTTCGCCACTAAAGTTCATAAGCCGAGGACCTTCTCCAAGGGCGTAAATGGGACCAGCGGGATTCAGTGCTGGATCTACTTGTGGTACCAATGGTGATGGCCCCATTGTGTACTCACCAGCTCCTCTAGACATACCGGGGAAAGTACGCTCCATTAGAGGATTAAAAGCAGGAGTAGGAACTTGACCTGTCTGTTTGTAAATGGTATCAAAACCAGACTGTCCAGTTTGAACTTTTGCAGCTAATTTAGGCTTAGCCTTGGCCCACATCTCCATCCCCATGTCACGAACGGAGTTCATTTCTTCTTGGGTCTTAGCTGCAGACCTAGCCGCCTCATAACGTAGCAACTCAGGGTCTTGAGCTGTTAATTGAGCAGTACGAGATAGTTCCTGTTGATACGCACGATCTGCAGGAGAGACTATACCAGGCTGTCCTGTAAAGGTGTTAAGGGAGTAACCAGCGTTTCCACCACCTCCACCGCCCCCACCAGGTCTAGCTGCATCTGCAAGACGTAACTCAGCACGGCGATAGGATTCACCATCAGCACTAGGAGGAATAGAGCCAATCACACCGCGATAGCGCCTTTGATTCGCAGCAACAGCAGTGGGACTAGAGCCAGCATACCCACGTGTCTGTGTAGAAAATTGATTTTGAATACTTGTTCCAAGATTTTGTAAACTTGTAATGATATTATCGTTTGGGTTAAAAACTTTAGGCACGATATATGCAAGGTCCATTAGTGTTCCAACCGGCCCTAGCAATCCAGTCGCTCTGGGCACCCCACCTCCACTCTTAGGCATTGTTGTACGAGCGTTTAGACGTTGCCGTGCAATACTACCGGCATCGCGTCCACTGGGATTACGTAATAAAAAGTCAAGCGGGTTCATGCTTATCTCCAGTTAAGGTTTAAGAAAATACTGGAACCAGTACTTACGTCAGCAGGGCCAGGCAGCGCCTGGATAAATTCAGCACCGGAACGTTCGTAGCGATACCTGGCCTGGAACGGATCTTTGTAGTTGGGAACGTAAAGGATGTTGGCAAGTCGATTTGTCTCATAAAGATAAATCTCATCCCATACCTTTAATGCTTCCTTGGCATTACTGGATCTGATCGTACGATCAACGTCACCAGCAATGTTCTCAATCCGAGTAGAAGGCGAAGTTGCTACTTCGGTTTTCTTCTCGGCTGTGTCGCAGCGACCAACCTGAATAATGATCTTATCGTAGAAATAAGAATCAGGTACCGTGTTTAAGGATTCCTCCAGGCGAGCATAGTCACCCGCTGGTACAGAAACAACGTAATACCCCAAGTGGTATCTAACTCTACTTTTGTCGAAGTCAGATAAACGCACTTTTTGCCTTCAGTATTGTTTTATTATAAAAGCACTTATCCAAGCAGGCCTTGTGTTGGTATTAACCTAGATAGCTCTTGGCTTAATAACTGTTGCGTCAATGAAGGTTGTTGGCTTTGATTTAGTAATTGTTCAAATAAAGCGTATTGTAATTCTTGATCTTGACTGTCAGGCGCAGCAGATGGTGTGGCCGCCGCAGAAGCAGGAACAACGCTGGTATTAGTAAGATCAGTTGCTTCCCCCAAGTTTTTCATGTGGCCATAACCTAATTCATATTTGTTATCTCCCGTTGTCCACGTAGCAAGATTACCATAACCACCAGCATCTTTACGTGGGGTGAATTTAACGTCGCCCTCTACAAAAATTTCAGTCCCTTCTGCTCCAGCAAGATCACGTCCTCTGTGATTAGTAGAGGCACCAGGAATACCCGTATTCCTTGGACCAAATCCAGAAGTAACTGTCAACCCAGCGGCGGGATTTAATGTGATTTCTCCGTTCTTACCTTGAAGATATTTCGGTACTCGATTAGCTCCTATCCTCACGCCCAGGAATTTGCTCTTATGGTATTTTGGGTTTTCGTATTCGCCGGTAAGTAGGTTCTTTACATACTCATGAAGGTGTGGACCACTAGAAACACCAGTGGAACCTAATTGCCCCAGTCTTGTGATATTCGCCATATATTAATTTTACCAAGAAAAAACCCCGGTCACCCAGGGCAAGTAATGCGCTAAAAGCGGAAAGGTAGATGTGTTAAACGCGGATCAGATCGGCTGCCATTACGGATTCCCAATCGACCCTTCTAATCTGTTTCAACTGCTCAAGACTGCTGAATTTCTCACCCGATAAAGAAAGTTGAAGATCTTTAATTTCTCGAGCAGTTTTTAGACCAATACCCTTAATATGGTCTGCAATCATTTGGGCTGTAGCACCGTTGATGTTAAGTCTTGTGTCGGGAGGGAAAGTACGAGGTGCTTCTTTAGATGCTCGATCTTTTACTTGAAGAGTTTTGACTTTTTGAGTCGCTTGCTCATCAGGAAGCAATTCGGTTTTGTACGCGGTATACAGGCGACCATCTTGGTCTTCGACCATGAACCAATCACCTGCATCCCACTCACTAACAATTCTTACCCGTGCTCCAGTCTTTTTATGACGATGGAGAATTTCTTCGGTGCTAGTAGCCATAAGACCAGATCAATTAACAATCTGGTCTTAGTTTAGCCTAATCAGCTAACAGTGCGACCAGTTAAGTAGCCATCGATGTCTTCGTAGCCAGGTGCATCGTCAGGAACGATGTAGCAAACTTCGACACAGAGGTAACCAGTGCGGCCAGCAGTTGAGTCACCGCTGGAGATGTAGAAACCACCACCAGTTGCTGTGGCGTTACCAGAGGCCTTGGAGAAGACCTTAAAGGTAGTTGCGCTGGTATAGGTAGCATAAAGTCCGGTGACGGTCGCAGACTGGCCGGTAGCGGTCAGGATGGGCACGTTACCAAACGCTTGTACACCACCAGCGAACAAGATCTCACCCACTTGACCACCAGAAACGGTAGAAGCAAGGTTGGCTTGTGCAGTAGGCTCACCGGAATAAGCAACAGGGCTACCAGCGTTGTCGCGGCCAAAGGAGATCACGTTGCCGGTGGCGGCATAGATACCAGAAGCAACACGACCATCACCCCAACCAGAAGCAACCGAAATTGCCGTACGATAAACGTAAGCAGATTGGGTGGCGTTACCAGAGATCACCATTCCGGTGATGTCGGTACGGGTATCATCTTGCCGATAAGGCGAAGGGATGATAACAGAAGCAGTGGAGACAGGACCGCTGCCAGAGGTTGCCGTCACAGGAACGTAACCACGAGCCTGGAAGTAACGATAACCAGGGATAGCCAGCACCGAAGTGGGGCCACCTTTGGAAGAATCGTCAGTACCGTTTTGGGTATTGTCAATATTCTTATACCAGCTATTCAGGGGTTCAGCCCAGTTGCCGGGAAAGATTTTTTTAGCTGAAAGATAGGACATTTATTCCTCCTAATGTAATTTATTTTTTATCAGACGTCGCCGTCGTCTTGCAGGAAGCTGAACGCAGTGGTAATGAAGTCCTTGTTCAGAATCTCAAAACCAGCGTACAGTTGCCAAATCAGAATGATAAATCGGCTGAAGTCATCGTTATTGTTGATGAGGACTTGAGCATTCGGGCCACCGATACCCACGCCAACTGCTTGAGGACCGAAGAAGTAACCTTGAGCGACTTCGTAGGTACCTGCGCCAGGGGTAGTGCCCAGGGTAGCAGCTTGGTTCTTGGTTGGGAAGTTGGTGGATTCGAAGAACTTCACACCTTCAAACTGAACGCCAGTAGGCATCACAGGTTCACCGGCAAGGAAGTAACCTTGACCAGCTTGAGGACCTTGGAAGAAGCTAGCGTTGTTAGGCATCATGGGGTTACCCATGTACATGCCTTGACCAGGATTACCGGAGTAACGTGCAATCTCGCGGAAGTCAGGGTCACGACGCAGATGCATCATGAACGTGGGGTCGCAAATACAACGATACAGACCATCAGCGAAGGTAGGAACGTTGCGCTTACGCAGGTCCTTAACAACGGTCAGAAGGTCGGTACGAACTTGGAACTGCTGAACGTTAGCAGTGTACTCGCCTGCGGTGTAAGAAGGGTTCTTGGTCTTGTTACCAGGGAAGTAGTAACCACCTTGGCTAGAAGATGCGGGACCATTTGCTTCTGCCTTGGACAGTTCGTCAAGGAAGACGCGGTCACGCCAGCGGCGGTAGTCGTCGAGCAGGGTCAGTGAACCGATGCTCTGGTGGAACATATTCAGGTTACCGGTGTCCAGCAGCATGCGCTGGGCGGTAATCAGAGTTTCACGAGCAATCTTAAAGGTGCTGGGCTGAGTCGGATCGCCGGGGTCAGCAGGACCGGTGTATTCCTTAAGCACCACAAGGACTTTCTCCTTGGTGATGTTACGGCTGTTGGCGGTACCGATGGTCTGGTCAGCGATGCGTTCGCGGCTGTCCTTAGTACCAGGGCTGCCCCAGAACTTGTAACGGTCGAGCTGAACAGTTTGGCCAGGCTGGGAAGTAAAGTCGTGGACAACCACGGGCTCTACAGCCATCTCGCAAATGTAAGCAGGGTGGGGGCGGTAAAGTTCCGCGCCCAGAATCTTAGGAAAGTCTGTATCAAGAAACACTTTCTTTTATCCTCCAGTGTCGCTGTGGACGATTATTTTATCGGGGAAAGATTCAGACACAAGTGTCTTATCTAACATAAATTTTAGCAGGCGCTAATTTACTAAGTAAATCAAGCGTATTGCAGGCCAGAAATAGACCGCGTTGGGATAGATCGCCGGGCGCCAGGCATGTTGCTGGATTGATAAGCTTCTGGGTCAGCAATTCCTTGTTGGAAACCAGGCGTACCCATCTCACCAATTGCACCACCAAGGGCAATGCCACCTAAGCCAGCTAAGCCAGCGGAAAGAGGTACAGCGGCGGCGGCGGCACCAGGAAATGCTGCTGCGTTTAAAGTAGCCGGCAATCCCAATAGATTTGTTCTAGCAATATTGCCCACAGTCTTGGGATCGTATAAAGTTGCGGCTTGGCCACGACTCATATATTCAGGACTGTTAACAATTCCTTGATTAACACGTTCCCTAATAGAACGATTAGATTGTCCCATAGACTTATTCAAGCCCTTTTCAACTAATCCTGGAAGGGCTTGTCCATACTTACCAGCAAGTACGCGGGCACCCATCAAACCTGCTGCTCCTCCAAGGCCGCCTGCAATTGCAGCTAGTCCAGCAGAACCAGGATCTTCACCTTGAGAAAGAGCGTACCCACCCGTGGCTAGGCCAGCGGCAGCGGGTACGCCATACCTAAGATATTGGCGCATGGCCTCACTCCATCACAAACAGTTTGTTTGCAACAGCTTGAGCAGGAGCTTGGTTGATAACGCGCCAGGCGTTAGCAGGATCACGATCCATTACTTCCTTAAAAGTACCCCAGAAATCCTGGGACTGTTGAGGAGAAGATGCAGCAGGAGGTGCAGGGAACTGACCCATTTGTTGCATGGGAGCTCGCGTAGGATAACCAACCGTTTCCAGTTGACCTTCGTTTTCGTACACAGGGTACGGACCTTCAGGACCAAAGAACTTCAGCGTGTAATCGCTGAGCACATCAGGGTTAGTAAGGATCTCGTTATATGCAAGATTCTCTTGATGCTCATTAACAGAAAACCGGGCGTAACCAGTCAACGTATTAGTTGCTTCGTGGCCCCATGCCACTGCGCTGTCCAGCATTGCTTCCAGGTTTAGCGCGTACTGGTTTAGTACTGCCGGAGCTTCCGTTCCGTACGCGTCGACCACCATCCGGCTTTCCGGACTCCACTGGAGCACTTCCGCTACCTCGGCCAAGGAGGGACTCGAGGAAGTTTGGGAATAGTTGGGCGAGTAGGTCTGGTTTGTTTGCCAGGTCTGCGGAGCCGATTGTTGCGTAGCTGGGCTGCTGACTTGTCCGTAGTTGGCCGGGATAAACTGAGTCGGACTGGCTTGTTGCGAGTACTGTCCCTGGAATGGGGATGGCACCGGGCTCCCCAGTAGGTTCACTACTTTGTTGAATGCCGACTCCCATGGGTTGCCGTTCTGTTCCGCCGGTTGGGATTGGGGGGCGTACTGAGTAGGCGCTGATTGGTAACTGGTAACCCCCTGAGGTGCCATCTGGGGCACTGCTTGGGGATAGGCTGTTCCCACTTGGTAAGGAGCCACTGGTGACGCTTGGGTCACGTAGCTGCTTGGAGCCACTGCTGGTGCTTGGCTCATCTGTGGGATCGATTGGACGGTAGCGTCCTGCATAACTCATCTCCTTTTGTAAAGCTTCTAGTGTTCGATACAGATAGGGCGTCAGATCTAGACGAGGGTCCGCAGCCATTGGAAGATCCGGAGCTTGCGGGTGAGGGGTCTGCATCATGCCCCCCACGAGACGAGATAGTTGGGAGAAAGCTCCCTGCAACTCGTTTACCATCCTGAACGGGAACCCAGATAACATCTCGGCCCGTTCCTCATCTGTTTTTGAAGGGAAGAGGTACTTCAATGCTTCAATGCTATCAACACCTAATTCCTGAAGGTTTCTAACAACAATTGAGTTGTTCAAAATGTCCTGCGTAGATTCTTCATAAACAGGTCCCATCCAACGCCAGAACACTGTAATGTCACCGTCAGGAATAAGTCCTTTGACACCAGGGGGAACCATCTTTGCTTCCACCAGGGCCATCATTATC